ATTGGCTGCGATGATAGTTTTTCTTCCTGTTGATTTGTTTGGTGTGGAACGGTGAAAGAAGATGGAGGGGAATGTGATAATTTCTCCTTCTTTAACTTCCATTCTGAAAGTTCCTTGAGGTGTTTTGAATTCTGTTCCTGAACTTCCTTCTGGTAGTTCAAGATAATAAACGCTAGAGAATAGGACAGAAGGATGAATATGCCAGTTATGATAGTCAAGATGCTCATATTGTTGATACCAAAAGTTAGATAATGTTTGTTTATACCACCATCCATATGTATCTTCAATTTCTTTAAAGTGATTGACAAACAAAGGATAAACAATATTCATATAACTTCTGTCAGCATCAGGTGGTAAATGCCAATCAGTATTACTGATATTGGAAACATCTTCGGAAAAAGAATTTTTACCCAACTTTTCAATGTTGGATAAAATCAAAGGTTTTAATTCATTGTGTTCTTCAACAGTTGTTTTGTAGAAAAAACATTCCTGTGAAACTCTTTCAATCATGAATACTCATAAGAAAGTGATTCAAGAACATTTTGTGACCATTCTTTAAACCATGATGGTGGTGTTCTACTATTTATCTTACCTTTCCACGACCACATCCGACTTTTTTCCATGATATAGTAATTACGATAAGACTTCAAAGAATCACCAGGTACTTTACAAGTATCTGGCATAGCGGGTGTAGGTTCGGTAAAGTTTAAGTTGTAATTGATATTTTTTGGTGTAATCTGTAAATGATTAACCAAACCACTACTTTCACATTTATGAATTTTACCATAACGATATGTATATTCTTTACATAATGCAACCAGTAGTGTATATAACCAACGATAATTCATTGCCGATTGTCTTACCCAAGCAGCAGAAGGGTGATTAACATGAGTTGCAGAATACAATACAGATTCACGATTGTCAGCAAGAACATATGTTTTCCGTTTTCTACCAGAAGCAGAGAAACCATCAACGAGAACACCGTCAAGAACACGATGAGTGGTAGAAAGTAATTGAGCATATTCGAGAATCATTTTTACAACGTGTTTATCAACGTGCATTTCTGCACACTTCACAGGATCATTATCAAGGTAAAAAATATTCATAGCATTCTAATTAAGCCGATTGTATCAATTGTAGTAAGTAAAAGGTAATTAGCAACCATCCCAAAAGATTTGCGAGTAAAAGCACACCACAAATACATAGCACACCCAGCAATCCAGATTGGATATAAGATGAGTAACGGTGGGTTAGGAACGGTGAGAGCCATTGTAATAGAACATCCAATAGAAATTGCCCATGCCAATACCTCAACAACGAACCTGACCTTACCTGACTTCCAATCATCACGAATCCAATCAAATACATTATATAATAAATCGTTCATTACAACTTAGGTATATCTAACGACAAGTCTTTTGCTTTTGTTTTTGTAGGAAATCTTTGTGCAATATCTTCCGCAGAAACGGTTTGCAATACAAATTGTTTGAATTGAGTATAATCGTTTTTAACTTTCAAACTAACCGCACCACCATGGCCATCAGCCATAAACAATGCACAACCACCCTCTATTAACGGTGCAATTTCAATAACCATATCCAAATTAACAATAACAGGACATTGTTTTTCCAACGAATCAACTTCAACGAATAAACTCATTATTACTCTCCTTTAGGTTCACGAATTTTTGCAAATTTTGCTTGTTTCTCAGCTAACTCTGCTTCAATATATAGTTTCTTCCATAAACCACGAACACCTGATGGCATGAGAGCTAAACGTCGCTTTGCTGACTTACTTAATTTGAAATCTTTGTTTGGTTTCACTTGTTTCCTTTATCACAATCATTAACACGGATTAAATATACAGTTTCATTTGAAAATGGTCTAACAAAGAAACATTCTCCTTTAGCTGACCAAACCAACCGATGTTGAATACTGCCTTCAATGATATTGATACTTGCAGGTTTACGAACCACATCAACTAAATTATAAACGGTAATAGCAGCAGATACCAATATTAAAAATATCAAAATATTGATTGTGTTTTTAACAGCCCAAGCTTGTAGTTTACCAAACATGAAATATTCCTTTTGAATTTAGATATACCATTGTAACACAAAAGACAGTTAAAGTCAATAGAACTATGGTAAACTTGATAGACACCTCACGGAAATGTTCCACTTCCAATTCAAGCATATCTTTCTGTGCCTCTAACATATAATTGGTAGAATCACCCATCATTACAATAGTTTCTTTTGCCAATGCCAAAGACCTTTTAGCTTGTATATAACGAATATACGGTATCATAATTTAATCCCACAAGTTTTGGTAGTATCTACCAAATAATCTAAAACCATTTGCCTTACGCTTTTGGTGTTTCTCTAAACCTTCTTTATCCAATTTCAATTTACTTATATACTGGCCATCTTTATTCCATGGAAACTTTTCATCACCACATTCTGAATGGTCAAAAAATTCATTTTCATCATCATCTTTTAATTCTTGTTCAAATGCCCAAATCATTTCATTGAGAACATAATCCCACCGTTTGAAGTGATTTGAATCGGTGTCCCATTCATTCTCTTTTGGTTCTGCATTGGTTGATTTTAATTCATCTGGTACATCCTCATCATCAGTATATGGTGCACCGTGTTTGGTTTCATTTAATTGCACCAACATTGGATGAATGATATGAGCCAAAGTATGATCCATTGACCAAGTATCATAACGGTCAATCTTCACATACATCACCCTTGGATGAATGAAGTCTAATAACTTCTGCCATACTTCACAAATAGGATTTAAAAAGTTAACCCATTTTTCATATGGATTATTCGGTTCTTCTTTGAGATTGTAGATACGATCCTCATCTTTTTCCCAAAAGCAAATTGTTTTGAGTATGACATAAGGCGATACCCAATGATTACGATAATTGCTTAGTATTACTTTCACTTTTTATTCCTTTCAACGTGCCATTTACACAGGTCTTTATAATATGCAACTTCTTTCTCATAGTGTTCTACTTGTTTTTGTAAAATATCAACCAATGGTGGTTTTTGTTCTTTCTTCAAAAGAAGCCCAAGAACTATGCCAATGACTAAAGCAATTATTAAATCAATCATTTGTATGCTGGTCCTTCCGACCATAAAACCATTGTTATTCTTTTACCAGAAATAACCGGTTTGGCTGTGTGTAACACATATGAAGGCATCACTACAATATCTCCTTGTTCAAGTAATATACTTTCTTCCGATTCTTCACCACAAGCATCTTTGTAGAATAATCCACCACCAGTAAATTCTGACGATTTATTTAATTGACACACACAACTCAACTTTCTCATTATAGGGGAAATATTATAAACTTCTTGGTCACAATGCCAATCATATAATCCACCACTTTCATATACTGTGTATTGCATTGGTTCTGTACCATTAATTTCATAGTTCCAACCTGTATTACGATTCGCATATCTAATATGATTAAACATTATACCTTCAAACCAATGATTATATGGAAGAAATGCAACTTTGCTTTTTCTGTGTTCAACATCAGTTGTTCTTTCTTCACCGGCATTTTTAAGTCTTTGAGATACTTGTCCAGTTTGTAATTCTTGAGCATTCATTTCTGAAATTAAAGCTTCACATACCAATTCGGGTATTGCTTTGTCCCATTTCCAATATAGTGTTGATGGTGTCATCTTTTCATTAATTCTTCAAAAGTATATAATTCTTCCATGTAAGTTGATACATTATCTAATACACTATATTCTAAATCACCGTCACGCCTTTGGCAATAGTTTATGTCAAATTTGCAATTGTTTACCTTTTGATATGTGTTTGCCATCTCCAATACCGAATGGCCAACACCATGACCTAGATTCTGTAAACTATTGGAAGGTGTTTCAATTGCCAATTGAATTGCACGGCAAATTTCCATCACATGGACATAATCTCGAACACAAGTACCATCAGGTGTGTTGTAATCATTGCCAAACAGATTAAATGTGCCTGTCTTTTCTGCGTTGATTAGATTAGAAAACAAACCATCAGGATTGGTTGGCGACACACCATCAGTACCAATTACATTATAGAATCGGAAGATTGTGTAGTCTTTATCTTTTCTATTTTCTTTTACCAAATCTTCAGCACATCTTTTAGATAGAGCATAAGGATTAATTGGGTTGGCTGCCGTGCCTGTTGATGCAAAAATAAAATTCTTGCAAGGTATTTCTTCCAACACATTAAGTGTGCCATTAATATTTGTTGTATAATATTCTGTTGGTTTTTCTACCGATTCGTTTACACGAACTAAAGCGGCCAAATGAACAACAGCATCATACTCATATGCCCAATCATTTAGTGTAAACAACCATTGTGGCAAATCAAATCGAATATCAAATGGTAAAAAGTTATCACGATGTAGATAATCATTCCAAGCACGAGCAATATCAATGCCAAAAACCTCATATTCTTCCTTTCTCAGGAGCTTTACAAGGTGTTGACCGATATAACCAGAACTTCCTGTTATCAATACTTTTTTCATTCTTTAATTTCTTTAATCTTCAATAGTTTACCATCCATAAACAAAGCAGAATATTCTATCCATGCGTTTTGTTTCCATGATTCATGTTTATCTTCTAAAGCTGGTCGATAGAACCGAATGTTGCCATCGAACTCATGACAGCACACCCAACGTTTATTAAAATGCCTCATACTACCACCAAAAAGGCCTTCATCTTCAACCCACTCAGCATCATAATCTTCATGCCATAGATATTGATGACCAGAATCTTGGTCGTGTTCAATCTTATAGTTATCCAACAATTGTAAAGGAGTATCTTTGGTCTGATACTCTTTGCCTTCATAATACAAGTAATCAAACATTCCCATTAAAATTCTCCGAAACACAATCATCAAATTGAAAGTGTTCACATATTTCGTTCAACACATTATCATTTAATTGACTAATGATGTAGTCCATTGTTGGATTATCGGTGTGTTTGTATGCTCTAGACATTCCATATTCTATGCCACGCTCTACACAATCAACCAGTATTTTATATTCTTTAGCTTTCATTTAAATCTCCATATACTTTAATTGAAAGAAGTTTGCACAACTTTCATATTTGATATAACCACGGGGATTACAAACAACTCTGGTTTCACCAATCCAATAATTACTATTATTGTGCATATGACCATGAGTCCACATTTTAATCTGTGGTCTATCTAAGATAAAATCAGATAAGTCGGAATGAAACGCACCATTCATTAGTGTATCATGTTTATAACACTCAGCAATACTCTCACTACTTGGTGCATGATGGGTTACAACCACGAACTTCCTAGGTGCGCCACCATAATCAGCAGTAGCAATATTAATGTAGTCAAGCATCTTCTTATGGTCTTCCACAGAATCTTCTGGTGACCATCTTGAAGCCTTCTCATAATGGTCAACTCTTTCGATGACCAAATTGCCTTCAGCGTCTTTCAGAAGCATACCAGAACCATCAGGATTTTTGGCATAGATTACATTCTTGTGGTGTGTCATACGATTACTGTTTTTGATTAACTGAAAGTCATTCATTCTTTGGCCAGTATGCCACATGGTCAATGAATCACTTTTATTCATATCAGTCCACAATGTACCACCAACAAAAGTAATGTCACCATGTTCCCATGTTTCTTTTTCTAATAAATGAATATTAGGTAAATCAGCCAATTCAGCTTTTAATCTATCATAGGTATCACGCATATCAAAATCATAATGCTCGTGATTACCCATTACATATACAACATGAGGAAATTGGAATGAACAACGCTTAAAGAAATCACGAACCAATGCTCGTTCTTTTGGTTTATGTTTGAAAACCTTAGCTGTGCAAATATCTCCGCTGAGTATTAATACTTCGGCATTTTCTTCATTTTTTAATATTAAGTCACCAAACTCCAAATGGATATCTGATGCTAATGCAATTTTCATTTATTTTCCAATACATTTAGTGTATCGCTTGTTTATATTCTTCTGATTTTAAAATTTCTTTTGGTGCGTCTAATAAAACAATAAAATCTTCCGTTGTATTCGTTTGTTTTGCTAACCAAGTTAGTCTTGCTAAAATGACGGCGGTTAAATTTAATGCTGGAACTTTATGTTCTGTCAACCATTCTAACAATTTAACATCGATTTGTTCCGATAAACTAACCAACATCTTATCTTCTTCAATACTTGCACTCATATCATCACTCATAATAATTAAAATTCACATTGACCCTAACTTTTGCATCGGTACATCTAGTAGAAGCATGAGGAACTGTCGGATCAAAAAACATTATTCTATTTGCAACAGCATCTACTTTTGTTCCATCTTCAAATACAGTATGTCCATTATTTGTATTTAAATAGTATATTGCACCTCTATGTGGAAAAGTGTAATCAACATGAAATGGATCTTGCTTTTTTTCATAATATGTTGGATACAGATTACCTTTTACTCTAATCAACTCTTTAGGTTGAATCATATTTAAGATTGGTTCAACCAACTGAATTGTTGAACTAACCTCTTCACCACGTTCTGTATCATAAAATTTATGAGTGAAATAAAATAATTCATCCATTTTTGCTGGCGAAGCAACAAAATTGCAATAATACCAAGGAAAATTTGTACCACACAAAACATTTCTGATTTGTATAAAAATTTCCTCTGGTAAGAAATTATCAACTATTTCAATCATCGATTCTTTCAATAGAAGGTTCACAAGCAATAATCATTTCAGTATCACCTTGTGACCAACCTTCTTCTTCTAAATCAAGCCAAGAGTTTTCATCCAACCATTCAACCATTGCCTCTTCTTCTTCATCGGTGAATCCTGTGAACTCATGTTCTTCCCAGCAACCATCGGTACACTCCTGCATTTCAACA